GGATGAACTGCGCATCCAGGAACAGGAGATCAAGAACATGCTCCTGACCACCGAGCTGATGGGCATGCAACGCCGCCAGGAGAATCAGCCGCCGGTCCCCTCTCCCCGTGGTGATGGGTCCGGTACGTTCACGCTCATTCCAGGTCAAGCCTCACCTCGACTCAAGCCTGACCAGGTGCAGCTGCAGCCCTCGAAGATCACGTCCCACCAGTCCACCAACCCTCACGTCGAGGCCGGTACTCACCCCGCGCTCGCCGAGTTCCGTCGCGCCGACGGCACGACGATCATGCTGCCGTCCGAGAAAGCCGCCGAGGCTATGGAGTCCATGCCCCTTGCTGGCTGGATGCTCATGGGGGACCACTACTGGCAAGCCCTCAAGGACAAGCCCTTCCCGAAATTCGACTGGAACGCCGCTGGAAAGTGGGTCCGGTCCAAGATTCCCCGCGAGTGGTATCGCAGGGATAACCCCGCCCGATAGGGCATTCACAGGAGTCAATCCATGTACCGTCGTCGTTCCTCGCGTATGCGGCCCCGCCGCGTTTCCCGCCGTCGCTTCACCGGTCGTCGTCGCGGTGGCCTGAACCAGCGTGTCGGCTACCGCATGTAAGTGCTGTGCAAGAAGCCCTTCACGGCTGGCCTGGCTGCATTCGGGTGCGGCCAGTGCCTCCCTTGTCGGATGAACCGCCGCCGCGTGTGGACTCATCGTTTACTACCGGAGCAGCGTTCTCATGAATTCTCATCCTTCGCAACACTCACGTATGCCGATGAACATTTACCTAGGGGCCAAACCGTTGTTCCGAAACATACGCAGGACTGGCTTAAGCGCCTCCGCGATTTACTCGGTCCAACCAGACCTATTCGCTATTACCTCGTGGGGGAGTACGGTGACGAATCCCAACGCCCTCACTACCATGCTGCACTGTTCGGGCTGTCCCATCTTGAACACGAAACCCTGGCTCGATCTTGGCCCATGGGTCATACATTGCTAGGCACACTTACAAAGGAGTCTGCTCAATATGTCGCCGGCTACGTCACCAAAAAAATGACTGCCCCCGATGATCCCCGGCTCAATGGTCGCCACCCTGAATTCGCTCGTATGTCTCTTCGTCCAGGCATCGGTGCTTTTCAATCCCTGTCATTGCCGAAGCCCTCAATGACAAACACGGCGCCCGCTTCATCTCTGCCACCGGAGATGTCCCAGAGTCTCTCTCTCATGGCCGCGCGTCTCTCCCTTTGGGGCGATACCTCCGAATCAAGCTACGCGAGGAAATGGGTTTCGAAACTACAGGAGGTCAAAAAAAACCTGAGGAAAAACGTAATGAAGAAATGCTTGGTCTGCTCGAGGCTTCGGGCTCTCGCACGCGCTATCTCACGGAAAAACCGTTCGTCGACTACCAGAAAATCCTCCAGGTAGAAGGCAAATCCAAAATCTGGAAAAAGAAAGGCTCAATATGAAACGTTCCAAGTTCTCCCTCTCCAACTACAAGCTGCTGTCCGCTGATATGGGCCAGCTCATCCCCATCGGTCTTACGGAGGTTCTTCCCGGTGACACCATTCAACAGGCTACGTCCATTCTTGTGCGGATATCTCCACTTCTTTCGCCCGTTATGCATCCGGTCCACGTTAAAGTGCATCACTGGTTTGTGCCTCATCGCCTGGTATGGGATGACTTCGAAGACTTCATCACTGGCGGCCCGGACGGCGACAACGCTTCTGAATTCCCCACTATTTCATCTGGTGCTGGCGTTGCTGTGGGTTCTCTCTCTGACTATCTTGGTATCACACCTGGTGTGGCTAGCTTGAGCTACTCTGCTCTCCCTTTCCGCGGTTACGCAAAAATCTGGAACGAGTGGTACCGCGACCAGGATCTCCAAACCGAGCTCGTCATCGACACCACTTCCGGCGTCGATACAACAACCAACACCGTTCTTCAAAATGTCTCCTGGGAAAAAGACTACTTCACTTCCGCACGGCCCTGGGCACAAAAAGGCCCTGACATCACCCTGCCTCTCGGTACTACTGCTGCTGTACGCGCAACTGGCACTACTGCCGGCGGGACTGGCGCTGTTGTTTCTCCAGGTGGCGCCAATGCCCAAATCAACTACAACGATGGAACTAACCATGCCCTCTTCGCCGATCTGTCGACTGCTTCAGCCGCGTCCATCAATGACCTCCGCGAGGCCTTCGCTCTCCAGCGCTACGAAGAAAACCGTGCTCGTTACGGATCCCGCTTTACCGAGTACCTGGCCTTCCTCGGAGTTCGCTCAAGTGATGCTCGCCTCCAGCGCCCTGAATACCTTGGTGGCGGCAAACAAGTTATCCAGTTCTCCGAGGTCCTTCAAACAGCACCCACGACTGATGGCGACGATGAAGTTGGCGTTGGCAACCTCAAAGGCCACGGCATCGGTGCTGTCCGCTCTAATCGCTACCGAAAGTTCTTCGAAGAACACGGCTATATCCACTCCTTTATTTCTGTCAAACCCAAAACCATGTACGCCCAGGGACTCCACCGCACCTGGAACCGCCGTATAAAAGAAGACTTCTGGCAACGCGAACTTCAACACATCGGCCAACAAGAAATTCTTAACAAGGAACTCTATGCTGCGCACGCCAGCCCGGACGGAACCTTCGGTTTCCAGGACCGTTACGATGAATACCGGCGGGCCGAATCGTCCATCGCCGGTGACTTCCGCACTACTCTGGATTATTGGCATTACGCTCGCATCTTCGGCAGCACTCCTGCTCTTAACGCTGATTTTGTCAAGTCCGTCCCCACAAAGCGTGTTAACGCTGTCCAATCGGCCAACGTCCTCTGGATCATGGCTAATCACTCCATTCAGGCCCGCCGCCTCGTCGCCGGTGCCGGCTCGTCCTTCATCTTCTAAATCATCATGACTATTGAACAAACACCTAACCCCAACCGCTATGAGTACCCTGACGACACCCCTATCGCCAAGCCTCTCCGTTGGAACCGTCAAGGCTCAACCCTCGACCAAATCCGCGCAGCTATCGGCATCGCTAATCGCGAAGCTGCCATGCAAGGAACCGAGTCCTTCGAAGAAGCTGACGACTTCGAAGTCGGCGACGACTTCGATCCAAAAACCCGTTGGGAACTCCAGGCAGATGCCGCTTACATGTCCCCCGAAGAGCTCTATGAGCACGTCTTCAAAAAACCGTATAAACCTCCTGCTATGGCTCCAGGAGCTACTGATCCAACAAAACCCGGGGATTCCCCGGGAAACCATCCATTGCCAGGTGTTCCGCCCCTCTCGCCACTCGGGTAAACCCTGATAAACAAATGCCGGAGGCATGAAAAACCATGGCCTCTGGCCCTCATTAACCTCAAAAATAAGGTGCCATCACCGAAAAAATCGTACACACTACTTGATGTGTACTGTGCTAGGTGACAGCTAATCATGAAAAATTCCTTTTCAAAACCTTCTGGCCGGATCGGGCGCGGTGTCTTCTACACCGCTAGCGCTCCCAGGAGGACCGCTCCAAGGACCGACTCGCTGCCCCGGCCGCCTGTCACCCGCACCCGATCGCAAAACACGGATCGCTCGATCCCTGAATACCTTCCAGTTGATCGGCGTGCATTCTCTCCAAGCACACCCTCTCTCCCTCAACCCCTCAAAATACGCCCCGCGCAGCGTTTAAATGGCGTTCCCGCTACCGTTGTAGCGCCCCCCCCCAAAAAAAGAGCTCCTGCCCCCTCTGGCACACGTCCAAAGCTCTACTCCCCTCAAACCCTCCTTTTCCAAAATCCGACCGGCGTCGGTGTCTGCGTTCAGCGCGGCATACGAAAAGAAGTCCTCCACGCACAAGGCGTAGCCGGCAAAAAAGGCCTTAAACCCCCAAAGCGTGGCCCCTACTCCAACATCAGGTGCAAATAAATGGCTGAAAACTCAACCGGCTCCGCTATCGGTACCGCTCTCGGCTCCTTCGCTGGCCCCTTCGGCGCTGCCATTGGCGGCGCACTCGGCGGCATGATCGGCGGTGACGACGACAACCGCGGCGAGCTCATGACCTACCAACGGGACATCAATGCTGAACAACGCCGCGAAGAATATGACCGCCAAAAAGAATTCGCTCAAATGGGCATCCGCTGGAAATCTGACGATGCCCGGGCTGCTGGCCTCCACCCCATGGCTGTCCTCGGCTCTCAAGGATCCTCGTACTCGCCTACCGTTGTCGCTGCTCAAGTTCCTGCGGGGCCTGCCCGGCGCGACTACTCATCCATTGGGGAGGAATTCGGTCGCACCATGGGCCAAAACCTTACTCGCCCGCAGATGGCCACAAAAACGCCGTATGAGATACAGATGGAAGGGCTCGCCCTCGAACGCGCTACTCTGCAAAACCGTCTACTTGAGGGTCAAGTTCAAAACGAATGGGCCGCTCTTATGGGCCAACCGTCAGGGCCCACGATGCCTGCGGCCACTGGTCCTCTACCCACCGGCTCCATCAAGATCAAGCCGTCCGAAACCATTTCCCGTGATCGCACGGATTCAGGCCGTGAAGCCGCTTCAACTCCCGGTGTCAAAAACTTTACTGTTGGCGGCGGACTTTCTATCGATTTACCTGGTCAAGCCATGTCTGAGTCCCTCGAATCAATGGGTCCTGGCTCTGCGCCAATGCTTATGACAATTCGCGGTCTTCGCAACAAACTCCATGGCCCCGATGGTGGTCCTGGTGTCCCCCCCCCTGCCGGCTCAAAGTGGGTCTGGTCACCCTTCAAGCAGTCGTTCTCTCTCGAAAAAATAGGCCCACCTCCTTCCACATCTCCGTGGCATGGTGCCGTTTCCGGGCGCGGTTCCGCTCGTCGTTAAAGGAAAAATCATGGCTTTTCGCCGTCGTCGCTCTTCTCGTCGCCGTATGTCTCGTGGCCGCCGCCGCTCTCCGGTCCCATGTTAACAGGCCCAGCGGGAGGCGCACCTCCGCTACCCGGTCCCATGTCAGAGTAGATGATGTCTCCGCCTGGAAGTACCATGGGCTGTTCGCGATAAGTAGGAGTTCCTGGTACACCCACAGAAATACCTCCCATGGTGGCGTATTCATCGCCTCCAGGCTTTATTTTTAGATCGGGATTGAAGAAGGTTTCTGACATTTAGGTGCCTCTCGATGACATTATACCATGGATTTCATTGAAAATAAACCCTACTTCACGTCAACGAAGTTGCTGGAATTAAGGGCTTGCAGCAGCTTGCCAACCACGTTGGTGAGGACAGTGACGGAGGGGCTGTTCATGTCAAGGGTGGTGGGCGCGCTGACAGTGCCCTGAATTATGAATTCGGGACGGGTGCGGCGGCCCTGGTCAAAAAGGTCGCTTTGCTGTAGCACAGTTGTCAGTGCGTTCCAGGCAGCCTTGGAGGATTCGTCCCACTCATAGGGGGCCGCCGGAAGGGTGCGTGAGGAAATGCGTCGGGTCATCGTAGGCCGTCCGGTTCGATAGCCATGCGGAATTGCCCCATCCGCCACGGTATATTCGACGAAGTCGAGGATTGGATTTGAACGGCAAACTCCCGACCGCGAAGGCGCGTCGATACTTTCTGGGTGGTGCCCGTCACGGCGAAGGGACCTTTGGTTGTGACCGTGCCGCCCGGATACTTGCGCGCTTGCAACGAGATGTTAAGGGTACCGCTGTAGGGTGTGTTGTCGGAAATGTTGCTGAAGTCGGGCGCGAATTTGTTGGCGAACATGATGGTGTTGCCGTCGTTCGTGTCGAAGTAGGCGCTTTCAAGAGTGGCCGCCAGGGCCGACGTGTCGGCTGTGTAGCCGTATTCTTGATAGTAGAAGTCGGAAGGTACGGTGCCGAGGGCTAATGGGTAGTTGAAAGTGCCGCCGTCTTCCCACACCGTGCGGGCCATGGTGCCAATAGACCAGTGTCGCTCGGAGGTGTTGTAAATTACGTAGCGGTCATTCTCGCCGTCGGGTGAATTTATGGACGGATAGAACCACATGATTTCGTC